CTGCCAAACTGGCCGAGCTGATGGAAATGCCGGAAGACAAAATCCGCAAAATCATGAAAATCGCCAAAGAGCCGATTTCCATGGAAACACCGATTGGCGATGACGATGATTCGCACTTGGGCGATTTCATCGAGGATGCCAACAACGCAGCGAATCAGGCGCAGCAAGAGAATCAGGACGCACAGCAGCAGACGGACAACAAGAACAGCAGTAACAGTGACTCCAACATCGGCGGCAAGCGCAGCTACAACGAACTGCTCATCAAGCGCAAACGCACACGCAGCAGTCTCGCTACCCCCGGAGGAAACACCTCCACAGGGCTGAACCTCTAAAGAGAACCAAACAAAAAGAAAGGAGTGCATTGAGCTATTACTACAAGCAGCAGTAACAACAACACAAACGTACAGTTAAGGATCAGCGCAAAGAGCAGATACAATATTCTTGCAAGCGGTGAGCGCAGCAGTTATGTCAAGCGCGCCGAATCCTGTGCAGCACTCACCATACCATCCCTGTATATGAGGGAAGGGAGTACAGGCAGCACAGACATTGAGCAGCCGCATCAGAGCATCGGGAGTCGGTGTGTCAATACACTCAGCAACAAACTTCTCTTAGCACTCTTCCCGCCGAATGCCACCTTCTTCCGTCTCTCCCCGGGGAGTCAAATCCTCGGAGAACTCTCAGCAGACGGACAGGAGGACAAAAAGAGGGAGGTAGAGACAGCGCTCACAGGGCTCGAGCAGCTCATCCTCGCCTACATTGAGACTCATCAAATCCGCATCACCATCGGGGAGGCGATTAAGCAGCTGACCGTCGCGGGGAACGCGCTGCTGTTTCTCCATCCGGATGGTACCGGTGTCAAACTCTACCGCTTAGGACAATATGTCATTCGCAGGGATGCCATGGGTACCGTCCTCGAGATCATCACATGGGACACTCTTGCTTATAGTGCTCTTCCCACAGAGCTCAAGCGTATGGTCAAGGATGTTCCTGCCGCGAACGATGATAAACAAATTGACGTCTATACACATATTCAGCTTGATGAGACGAATGAGACGCTGTACCGCACCTACCAGGAAATTGACGAACAGATTGTCCCCGGGAGTGAAGGACAGTACCCCGTCACGAGCAGTCCGTGGTTACCGCTCCGCATGGTCAAAGCCGACGGAGAAAGCTACGGCAGAAGCTATGTCGAAGAGTACATCGGAGATTTGAAGCAAGCCGAAGCAGTCAGCAAAGCCCTCGGAGAACTCATCGCCATCGAAGCCTTTACCGTGCACATGGTCGACCCGACGAGCATCACACGCGTTAAGGTACTGCAAAAAGCAAAGAGCGGGGACTTTGTTGCAGGCAGAGCACAGGACATCACACCTTACAGCGCTCAGAAACAGGGCAGCATTCAGATTGCTATGGGATACCTTCAGAGCATCGAAGAGCGTCTCGGCTATGCGTTCCTCCTCAACTCCGCCGTGCAGAGACAAGGGGAAAGAGTCACGGCTGAGGAGATACGCTATGCAGCGCAGGAACTCGAAGGGAATTTAGGCGGCGTCTATTCCATCCTGACACAGGAATTGCAGCTTCCTCTCGTACGTCGCTTGCTCTCTCAGTTACAGACAAGCGGCATCATCAGGAACCTTCCTGAGGGCAGCGTCTCCCCTGAGATTACCACAGGCATGGAAGCACTCGGCAGAGGCAACGACCTCATGAAGCTGCAGCAGTTCCTCCAATTCGTCAGCGCCGTCCCCGACCTCATGCAGCGACTAAAGCCTGAAGGAGTCCTTGAGAAAGCCGCCAACAGCCTCGGACTCAAATCCTCCGAACTCATCAAGAGCGAAGAGGAAGTGCAGCAGGAAGTCGAGCAGCAGCAGGCGCTTATGGCGATGCAGACAGCACTTCAGCAGCAAGGTGCACAGCAACAGCAGCCACAGTAACACACGCAGAGATAGAAAGGAACCTCTTATCATATGGACACGAGCAATATCACCGCGAACACGACACAACAGCCTCAGCAGCAGCAAAACAGAATCTACCCGCCGAACTCCATCACGGGGAACGAGGATGATGCAGCCAATTCCGTCGAATTCATCAACGACGGTAAAAAGGAAACGCTGACACAGAATCAAGAGGCGCAGCAGGAAAAGCAACAGGCTCAGCAGCAGCAGCAAGAGACACAGGAACAGCAGCTCGCAGACGTTGACAAAGCCATCGAGCAGCACGACAAATCCATCGCCGACATCAAGGGGGCTCTTGAGAGCAAAGGCGTTGATTTTGATGCCATCCGAGAGGAATACGATGAGAACCTCGAGCTTTCCGCAGACACCTACAAGAACCTCGAGAAAGCAGGCTACCCAAAAGAAGCCGTCGACCTCATGCTCAGCGGCATCCAGGCAACCGTCAACCAGTTCGTCGATGCTGTTTACACACACGTCGGCGGTGAAGCAAACTTCCGCAGCATCCAGGACTTTGTCGCCGCACAGGGACAGACCGAAGCGGACACCTTTGACAGCATCATGGGATGCAAGAACATCCATGTCGTGAACTCCTATCTCGACGGCATCAAAGCCCGCATGACACTTGCCCATGGGAGCACAGGGGGTACCCTTCTCACAGGAGGAGCATCTGCCGGTGGCGGCGCAGGAACAAATGGAGGAGCAAATGCTTTCCAGTCCGACGCCGAGATGGTCGCCGCCATGAGTGATCCGCGCTATACCAAGGACGCAGCCTATCGTAGACAGGTACAGCAAAGAGTGCTTGCCTCATCGCAGATTTTCGGTTAATATAACCGTATATCATAATTGTAACAACTGTTTATACTTTATCTAACTAAAGGAGACTAGAACACAATGGCAACAGTAACAGTAGCATCCCCCGGACAGTTCCTAGACACGGGCGACCTGCTCGCAGGAATGTATAAGATTTTTGCGGGAGAAGTCCTCACTGCATTCCGCAAGAACGCCCTCACCATGGACAAGCATATCGTCCGCACCATTTCCAACGGCAAGAGCGCCGCCTTCCCCGCGATGGGACGTACGACCGCAGCATATCTTGCTCCGGGTGCAAACCTCGACGACCTCCGCAGCAAGATTGTCCACAACGAGAAGATCATTCCGATTGACGGTCTGCTCACCACCTCTCAGGTCATTACCGACATCGAAGAGGCGATGATGAACTACGACATCCGCAGCGAGTATGCGCGCCTCATGGGCGAAGCACTTGCCATGTATGCGGACGGCGCAGTTCTTGCAGAGGTCATTAAGATGGTCGAAGCGGGCGTCGAGAACATCCCCGGACTCGGTAAAGGTAAGGCGGTCGAAGTTGTTACGGCTGCGACTGACCGAGGTATTACGGCGGCGATGGGCACGGAGGTCACCAAGGCGCTGCTTCAGGTCAAGAAGGAGATGGCAGAGAACTACGTCCCCGAGGGCGACCGCTATGTCTTTGTCACCCCTGAGGTGTATGCGGCACTTGTCATGAACCTCGTCAACATCAACCGCGATTACGGCGGCATGGGCAGCATCGCAGAGGGCAACGTCCTGAAGATTGCAGGCTTCCCCATCATCGAGACCCCGCATCTCATCATGGGCGGCGCAGACAAGACAGGCGTTCTCCAGGGCGTCGGACACGAAGTCCCTGCGACCATCGGAGGACAGCCCAAGGATCAGCTCCTCTTCATCGCAATGCACCGCTCCGCAGTCGGCACCGTCAAGCTCAAAGACCTCGCGCTCGAGAAGGCACGCCGCGCAGAACTCCAGGCAGACATGATTGTCGCTCGCTATGCCATGGGACACGGCGGGCTCCGTCCGGAAGCTGCTTGGCTCGGCGTATGGAAGAAGAAAGCCTAATCTAACGTCACACAACAAAAAGAAAAAGGCATAAAAAGAGAAGGAGGGAGTCTCACATATCCTTCCTTCTTTTTATTCTGTCTTTTTCACAGATCCGCGTACACACAGATTACGAAAGGAGAGTACATCAAGCATGTCCTTCATCAACACATCACACCCGATTGTCCTAGCGGCAGTCAACGAAATTATTACGAGCATTGGAGAAACCCCCGTCGAACAGCTCATCGACCTTGAGACCAAGGAAGCAGTCAGCACAGACGCCGCAAACGCACTCAGGCTTCTCGACAGACACGACCGCAGCGTACAGGCACAAGGGTGGACATTCAACTCTCATACAGGAGTATCCCTCACCCCTGACTCTCACACCGGAGAGATTCGTCTCAGTGAGGAGAGTATTCTGCACATTATCACAAGCGGATATCACATCTTCCGAGGACACCTCTATAACGGCGTACAGGAAGAGTTTACAAAGCCTGTGCTCCTGGACTACATCGAGCGTGTCGCCTTTGAGCGCCTCCCCGTATGCTTCCAGGAATACATTACATACCGCGCCATGAGAGAATTTCAGGTCGCCTATTTCGGCTTGGGGGAACTTGTTGACCTCACACGCGAAAAAGAGATGGAAGCATGGATGCACTGTCAGGAATATGACCTTGCAGACGCAGGAATCAATATCCTAGACAACGAGAACATCCAATCGTTCCTGAACAGGCGCATCTAAACATGAACAGAAAGGAGCCTTGACACATATATGCAGCGTATCTCACAGAGCATCAAGCATTTCAAC